ATGGCAGGCAAGTCAAAGACTGGCCCGCGTGTGCCTGTGATGGGCCCGCGCGGGCCAAACTACGCGACGTGGAGCCGCATATTTCTGGCGACACTGGCTGAAACATCCAATGTCAGCGCCGCTGCCCGTGCAGCAGAGATTACCACCTCAACCGCTTATGAAACCCGGCGGACCAATTCTGATTTCTACCGCAAATGGCAGATCGCGCTGTGCGAAGGCTATGATAACCTTGAAATGGAGCTGCTGCGCCGCATGCGCGAAGGTGAAGTGAAATCGGCAGTGGGCGCAAAACGGGGTGTCCGCACTTACGAAAACGCTGTTGCGCTGCGCTTGCTGGGTGCGCACCAGGACAGCGCCACGCGTGAACGGGCGACGCGAGACAATCAGGATGCAGGCCAGATCATCGTCGCAATCAACGCCAAGCTGGATAAGATGCGTGAACGCCGTCTTGCCCTGAACGATCAGACCCTGACCGACCAGACCCCAAGCGATCAGGCCCAAAACGATGGATAATGCCCGGCTTGCACATCTGCTCAGCCTTGAAACAAAGGAGCGGCTGCTCGAACTAAGCCAGTTGAAAGAGGAAGAGCAGCGCGAAATTGCCCATCACTGGCGGCTGTGGGCGCGTGATGAACAGGTGCTGCCGTCTGACGACTGGCGCATCTGGCTGATCCTGGCCGGACGGGGCTTTGGCAAGACCCGCGCCGGAGCCGAATGGGTCCGCGAAATTGCCGAGGCTGATCCTCAAGCCCGCATCGCGCTGGTCGCGGCGTCGCTGGGGGAAGCGCGGGCGGTTATGGTTGAGGGGGAGAGCGGCCTGATCGCCATCAGCCCGCTTGGCCGTCGCCCGCGCTTCGAACCTTCACTGCGCCGCCTGACATGGCCCAATGGCGCGCAAGCGACACTATATTCAGCCGGTGAGCCGGAATCCTTGCGCGGACCGCAACACAGCCACGCCTGGTGCGATGAGCTGGCCAAATGGGATAACCCCACGGGGCAGGCGGAACGCAGCTGGGACAATCTGCTGTTCGGGCTGCGTCTGGGGGAACACCCCCGCGCATTGGCAACGACTACGCCGCGCGCGGTGCCGCTGCTTAAACGCCTGATCGATGGTGATGATGTTGCGATTACGCGCGGCAGCACTGAAGACAACAAGGAAAACCTGCCCGGCCGCTTCATCCGTGACATCCGCCGCGAATTTGGCAAATCTCTGCTGGGGCGGCAGGAGCTGGATGGCGAATTGATTGCCGATCTGCCCGGCGCACTATGGACCCGCGCCATGCTGGAAAGCTGCCGTGAAGGCGCGGCCTTATCTCCGCCCACCCGCATAGTGATCGGCGTCGATCCGCCTGCTTCGGCGGGTGGTGACGCCTGCGGCATTATCGTGGCCGCATTGGCAGAGGACGGCATCGCCCGCATCCTTGCCGATGCCTCCGTCGCCAAGGTCAGCCCGGAACGCTGGGCAAGGGCCGTGGCGGGCGCGGCCAAGGCATGGAATGCAGACCGGGTTATCGCAGAGGCCAATCAGGGCGGGGCCATGGTCGAAAGCGTGCTGCGCGCTGCCGATATAGCGCTGCCGCTGACACTGGTTCACGCGGCCCGCGGCAAGGTAGCGCGGGCCGAACCGGTCGCTGCCCTGTATGAAGCAGGCCGCGTCCGCCACGCTGGCATATTCCCCGCGCTGGAGGATGAACTGTGCGGATTGATCGCAGGCGGCGGCTATGAAGGGCCGGGCCGATCCCCCGACCGCGCCGATGCAGCAGTGTGGGCGCTGACCGAACTGATGCTGAAGCGGCGCGCTGTGCCCAGAGTGCTGCTTGATCTGAACTGACCAGACCCAACGAATTTTCCAGTTTCAAAAAACCAGAAAGGCCAACCATGTCCTTCCTTCAAACCCTCGCCGCTGCCTTTAAGGGCGGTAGCGGGAAGGTGCCGCTGTCGCGCGCCTTTAATTCGCCCTGGCTGTTTGCCGATGCCTCCAGCGCCCGCGCGCCCTTTGACTATAACGCCGCCGTGCGCCGCGCCTATCTGGACAATCCGGTGGCGCAGCGGGCGGTGCGGCTGGTAGCGGAGGGGATTGGCGGCGCGCCGTTGATGCCGTCTGATCCGGCGCTGGCTTCGCTGGTCACTGCGACCAGCGCCGGGCAATCCTTGCTGGAAACACTGGCATCGCAATTGCTGCTGCATGGCAATGCCTATGTGCAGGTGATGAAGAATGCGCGCGGGCGGCCGATTGAACTGTTCGCTTTGCGGCCCGAACGGATGACGGTGGTTGCCAGTGCAGACGGCTGGCCATCCGCCTTTGCCTATAAGGTGGGCGAACAGACGTTGACGATCCCGCTGCTGGATGAGGATGCCTCGCCCAATTTGATCCACATCCGGGGCTTTCACCCGGCGGATGACCACTATGGCGCAGGCTGCCTTGCCGCCGCCGATCAGGCGATTGCCACGCATAATGTCGCTGCGGCATGGAACCGGATGCTGCTGGAAAACGCGGCGCGGCCATCGGGGGCGCTGGTTTATGATACCGGGGACGCTGGCGGGCTGACGACTGACCAGTTTGACCGGCTGAAGACGGAACTGGCGCAGGCCTTTTCCGGCAGCCCCAATGCCGGGCGGCCGATGCTGCTGGAAGGCGGGCTGAAATGGCAGAGCCTAAGCCTGTCACCCGCCGATATGGACTTTGCCACGCTCAAAGCCGCCGCCGCCCGCGATATTGCGCTGGCCTTTGGCGTGCCGCCGATGCTGCTGGGCCTGCCGGGCGACGCCACCTATGCCAATTACCGCGAGGCCAACCGCGCGCTGTGGCGGCTCACTCTGCTGCCGCTGGCGCAAAAGCTGTTTTCGGCGCTGGTAGAGGGGCTGGCGATCTGGTTCCCCAATGCCGCGCTGACAATTGACCTCGACCGGGTGCCCGCTCTGGCGGAAGACCGCGAACGGTTGTGGACCCAGGTTTCCGCCGCTGACTTTCTTTCGGATGATGAGAAGCGCGTGATGCTGGGGATTGCCACAACTTGACGTTCAAGCCCTATTAACTGCTTCGCTGTAGTTTCGCTTGCAACAGTTAATGATCTTGCCTGAGAATTCGACCGTGCCTATATGCAGTGCAACCCAAGGGAGTTTTTATGACCCATCGTGAAGGCGTAGGCGGCTAAAGGATAATTTAGTTTGCTGTCAGCAATTTACAATTTCTGGAACACCTACGGCTCCGACATCCAGTCTGGGGCCGTAGTTTTGTCCGCTATCGCGGCGTTTTGGGCGATAAACTCGGCACGCCAAAATGGCCGACGGAAGAATACATTGGATCTGATCCTGCACCAGGAATCAGATGGCGACATCATTGATGCACGAGGGCGCTTTAACGAACTGAAAGCCGGCACAACCAAGCTTGAGACTTACGGATCAGATGCTGAGAAAAATACTGAACAAGCTCAGACAATTCGCAAAATTCTCAATCTTCATGAACTGACGGCTGTGGCGATTGAAGAGGGCGTGATCGACGAACGGGTGTTCAGGCGCTGGTTTAACACGACTTACATCAAGGATTTTGAGGCCACAAAGGCCTATATCGCAAAAGCTCGCAAGACGTACCAGAACGACAGGGCGTTTATCGAGTTTGAGCGCGCTGCTCTGCGCTGGCAGGTGGATGCCTCATGGTATGCGCAGCCCAGTTGGTGGCGGCGAAAAAAGGAAGCTTTGGCAAAACTGCGTCGCGCCTAAGCCAGCATACAGCAATCATTACATATCACTCGCATGGCCAACCCATGCTGGGAGAACTGTGCTCAAGCAATGCACCCATTTCCCGAAATTTCTGGAGAACAAATCATGAACCGTGAGGATATGCTGGCGCGGCTGATCGCGCAGGCGGCGGATGAGGGCGGCGATCTGGTGACTTTGCGTGCCATTATCGAGGAAGCCAGCGAGCTTGGAGCGGAGCGCGTGCTTACCCGCATGGGCCTGTCCGATGCCAAGGCGCAGGATGATTTGTCCGAATTGCGCGAATTGCTGCGTGCATGGCGCGATGCCAAGGCGAGCGCGTGGAAGGCGACGATTGACTGGACTGTGCGCGGGGTTCTGGCGCTGTTGCTGGTGGGTATCGCCATGCGGCTGGGGCTGGCGGGGTTGCTCAAATGAGCGCGCCCGACACATCCCTAGGTAACGCGAGCCTGCGTTTCGCGGGCTATGCCGCCATTTTCAACCGCCGCGATGCCGGGCGGGATACCATCCGCCCCGGTGCCTTCGCGCAGACCTTGGCCGAGCGCCAAGCCCCTCTACCGCTGTATTGGCAGCACCGCCCCGATCTGCAAATCGGCTGGATCGAATCCATCGCTGAGGATGCCAAGGGGCTGCGGGTGATCGCCAGCATTGATAATCCCGATGGCGGTGCAGCGGCGGCGGTGAAGCGGGGTGCGGTCACCGGCCTCAGCTTCGGCTACCGCACCCGCCGCGCGCGCCAAAGCCAGCAGGGCCGCGAATTGCTCGACATTGAATTGTTTGAGGTCAGCCTGGTGACCCATCCGATGCAGGACGCCGCGCGGGTGCATCTGGTGGCGTAAAACCCCACCCCTGAAGAGGAGGGGGAAGGCGCTGCGCCAGCCCGTTCCATCGGAACTCTTCCCACTCATCCTGAGCGTGTCGAAGGATCAATTCCAACGTGTGTGGCCGCCCTATCAGGCGGCCTTTTTTGTGAAAGGTGAATGCCCCCATGGATATGCTTCAACCGGTGGATAATGCTGCCGCTGCCAATCCGCTGAATGCTTCGTTCGATATTGTTGCGCGTCAGGATGCCACTGATGAAGTGGTCACCACCCTGCGCAGCGATGTGGATGAGGTGAAATCGCGGCTGGACCGGGTTTCGCGCGCCGCCGCCCGGCCGCTGCTGAATGGAGCGGCTCCGGCCAGCCCTGAACTCAAAGGCTTTGTCGATGGTTATCTGCGCCATGGCCGCGAAGGTGAGCTGAAATCGATTACCGGCGCGGTGCTGGGCGATGGCGGCTATGCTGTCCCGCGTGAGATTGACGCGCTGATCGCCGCGCAGCTCAAGAAAATCAGCCCGATCCGCTCTATCGCGCAAGTGGTGCAGACCGGCACGGCGGGCTATCGCAAGCTGATCACCAACAGCGCGACGACATCGGGCTGGGTCAGCGAAGTTGCCGCTCGCCCGATGACCAATACGCCAACCTTCACCGAAATCGCCCCGCCCACGGGTGAACTTTACGCCAATCCGGCGGCGAGTCAGGCGATGCTGGATGACAATGGCTTTGTGCTGGAAGAATGGCTGGCGAATGAAATTGCCATGGAATTTGCCCGCGCTGAAGGTGCCGCCTTCATCAACGGCACCGGCACCAACCAGCCCAAGGGCTTTCTTGGCGCGCCGACCAGCAATGTGAATGACAATAGCCGCCCGTTCGGCACGCTGCAGTTCACGGCTACGGGCAATGCCAGCGCCTTTGATGCCGCGCCTGAGTTGAAGCTGATCGATCTGGTCCATTCGCTGAAGGCCGGGCATCGTCAGGGCGCGAGCTGGGTGATGAATTCGGCGACTTTGGCACAGGTGCGCAAGTTCAAGGCCGCCGATGGATCGTTCATCTGGCAGCCTGGTATTATGGATGGCCAGCCCGCCCGACTGCTGGGCTATCCGGTGGTTGAGGCGGAAGATATGCCGGATATTGCGGCGGGTGTATTCCCGATCGCTTTCGGCAACTTCCGCAACGGCTATCTGATCGCGGAACGGACCACGACAACGATCCTGCGCGATCCCTATACCAACAAGCCCTTCGTCCACTTCTACGCCACCAAGCGTATCGGCGGGCAGGTGCTGGATAGTGATGCGATCAAGCTGCTGAAGATCTCGGTCTAAGCCCTCCCCCGCCGGGTCCGCATCCCGGCGAAACTCGCGCCCGCGCCTTCGATCCGCTCATCCTGAGCGTGTCGAAGGATGCGGGCGCATTCTTTTCCGCCTGACAGCGGATACGGCACCAGCCCGCTCCCCCAAGGCCAAGCCGGATGGCTTGGCCGCACTCAACCACCAAAAATCGGAGACCGCCATGAAGCGGGTTATCATCACGCCGGTCGTCCTGCCGTCATCGGCGCTGGCCGAGCTGAAACTATGGCTGGGCATTACCACAGTTCAGGACGATGCCCCTTTGACGGCGCTTTTGCGCAGCAGCATCGATATATGCGAAGGTTTTACCGGCATCATGCCGATTGCCGCCCTGTGCGAAGAAGTGCTGCCCGCGCAAAGTGAATGGCAGGCACTGCAAGCACAGCCGGTGCAGGCGATCACATCGGTTCAGGGCATTCCCGCAGACGGCGTGCGCTTTACCTTGCCCGCTGCCGATTACGCAGTTGATCTGGATGCCGATGGCAGCGGACGGGTGCTGGTGCGCAACCCCGGTTCTGCCGGGCGCATCGCCGTGCGCTTTACCGCTGGCCTTGCCGCCAATTGGGACGCGCTGCCGGATGCATTGCGCCATGGCATCATGCGATTGGCGGCGCATCAGCACCGTGAGCGTGAGACATCGGGCGCGGGGCCGCTGCCGCCTGCCGCTGTCGCCGCATTGTGGCGGCCATGGCGCAGAATGCACCTGTTGTGATCACCGCAGACACCCAGCCTTCCTTCGAAGGCTTCACCGCCCGGCTGGCCGCACGGGCCAGACTGCTGGCCGAGGTCGCCGCGACGCGCGCCGCCCTTGCCCGCCGCAATGATCCGCAGCGCTGGCGGCAGTCCGCTCTGCTGTGGCCGCTGTTTGGACAAGGATAACGCCCATGGAAATCCCGCTTCGCGCCGCGCTGATCGCATGGCTTGCCGCCGATACTGCGCTTGCCGCCCAGCTGAATGCCATCACCGAAGAAGCGCCATCGCGCACCAGCCTGCCGTGGCTGGCGCTTGCCGCCAGTGCCAGCACCGACTGGAGCTGCAAGGATGTGGCGGGCCGCGAAATCCGCATTGCCGTGGAACTACATTGCCGGGGCGATCAGCCCGATGCCGCCGCCAGCCTTGTGTCAGCCATCGAAAACCGCATCGCCAGCCTGCCGCGTAACCAGTCCGGCTTTGCCATCGCCACCACCCAGTTCCTGCGCGCCCGTGCCGAACAACGCGGGGCAAATAGCCGCGCCATTTTGCTGGAATATAGATTCCGAGTCCTTTCCGCCTGATCTCAATCAATTGGAGAAAACCCATGCCCGCCCAAAAAGGCAGTGCCTTCCTGCTCAAGATTTCCGACGGTGCCGTAACGCCCGTTTACCGCACCGTTGCCGGTCTGCGCACCACGCAAATGTCAATCACCGGCGATACCGTTGTCGTCACCAGCAAGGACAGCGGCGGGTGGCGTGAACTGTTGTCTGGCGCGGGCGCAAGGACGGTTTCGGTCAGTGCGGCAGGGATATTCCTGGGCAGCGCCGCCGAAGCCTCTATCCGCGCCAATGCCATGGCCGGAACGCTGGATGATTATGAGCTGAGCTTTGAAGATGGCGCCAAGCTACGCGGCAAATTCCTTGTCCAGCGCCTTGATTATGCCGGTGATTTCAATGGCGAACGCAATTATTCGATGAGCCTTGAAAGCTCTGGCGCCGTGGTGCCAGCATGAGCTCTTCCCCGGCAAACCCCCTACGCGGTGAGGCGAGCCTTACCATCGCGGGCGAAGTTCGCCTGCTACGCCCCAGCTTCACCGCACTGGTTGCGGCAGAGGAGGAGCTTGGCGCTTTGTTTGCGCTGGTTGAGCGGGCCGGGGCAGGGCAATTGAAGCTGGCCGAGATGGCGGGGCTGTTCTGGCACTGCCTTGCCGATCGCCACGCCTTTACCCGCGAAGCTGTTGGCGAAGCAGTGGCAGAACTGGGCCTTGCCGCCTGCGCCAAGCCGCTGCGCAGCCTGCTCACCCAGATCCTGCAAGGCGCGGCCAGATGCTGCGAAGCACGGGATGCGTGACAGTTTTGGCGCAAATGCCGTGAAGCTGGCGGCCTTGGCGGCGCGGGCGCTGGGCTGGCGACCGGCGGAATTCTGGGCTGCCACTCCGGCCGAACTCGCCTGCATTCTGGCGCCGGAAAGCGGCGGCGGTGAACCGCTTGCCCGCGCTGATCTCACCCGAATGATGGAGCAGGACGATGCCTGAACCCGGTTCTGATAATGTAGAAAGCCTGCTGATCGATGTCCGCGCCAGCACGCAGGGTTTTGCGCAGGATGTGGCCGCCATGCGCGGCAGTTTTGATTCCACGCTGGTCGATGGCTTTTCCAAGGCTGGCGATGTGCTGGAACGCGGGCTGCTGGGCGCGATCCGCCGGGGCAGCTTTGGCTTTGAGGATTTGCGCCGCATCGGGCTGGGGGTGATCAATGATATTGCCGCACAGGCGGTGCAGGGGCTGTTCTCCTCAACCGGCGGTGCCAGTGGCGGCGGCGGGGGCGGCATATTGAACTTCGGCAATCTGCTGGGTTCGATCCTTGGCCTGCCGGGCCGGGCGACTGGCGGGCCAGTATCACCGGGGCGCGGCTATCTGGTGGGAGAACGCGGGCCGGAACTGTTCGTGCCGACATCATCGGGGCGGGTTGAGCCGAACCATGCGCTGGGGCGCAGCGGACGCGATGTGCGCGTTTCGATCAACGTCACCGCTCCGCCCGGCTCCAGCGCCCCGCAAGCCTTGCAGCGCTCCAGCCGTCAGGTCGCCAGCGCCGTGCGCCGCGCGCTCAGCGAGTTTTGATCTTTCAACCGGGAATTCAACATGGCCTTTTGGCTCGCCACACTTCGTGAAGGGCAGGATGCGGACTGGATTCAGCGGTTCGATCCGCGTTTCTGGACGGTCAACTTTCCGCGCCCGATGATGGCTTCGGTCATCACCACTGCGCCTGATGCCTTGCGCGTCGACGCCCATTTTCTGCGTGCGGGCGATCTGGCCGGACTGATCTGGGATAGCACTGATCGCTTCGATCATCCGCTTTTGTCCTATGAAGCTGACAGCGACTATTCCCGCACAACACTGTCCTTTCGCTGGCGTTCGGGCGGGATCATTGCGCTTGATGCCGTCAATGGCCCAACGCTGACGATTGAGGGCAAGGACATCGCTGGCAACCTGCGCAGCTGGTATGTGCGGATGTGGAACTATGCCAGCGGCACCGCCACTGACGCGCAAATTACGCTATCCTTCTCTGATCTGGCGGGGGGCTTTACGCTGCCGTCACAGGCTGATCCGGTCTATCCCGCCAGCATAGACCGCATGTTCATTTCGCTGGTCGCGCCGGGCTATGTTTCAGGCAGCACGGCTGCGCTGGCCACCCCGGTGGAAGGCTGGGCGGAACTGACCAATATCCGCTGCGATGGCCACCGCGCCATGCTGGAAATCGGTGATGTGATGGTGCCGCCGCATGGGCTGGCCGCAGCCACTGCCTATGATGATAGCTGCAACCAGACACCCGCGCGGCTGCTGCGCAATATCCGCCAACTTGGCTATCGCGGCAGCGTGCTGCATTATGTTGGCATGAGCCACTATCCCCGGCTCACCGCATCGGGGGCAGACTTCCTGCCCCCCGCCACCGGCAATCCGCTCTGCACTCCGGCGCAGGCCTGGCACCGCGCTTTCTTTGCTGAATGCAAACGAACCGGCTTCGCGCCCATTGCATCGCTGTCCTATGAATTGCTGGCGATGCACTGCCCCCCCGCTTGGCAACAGCGTGCCAGCAATGGCGATGCGGCGCGCACCGGCTGGCAGCCGCCATCGGCGCTGTTATCCCCCGCCAATACCGCAGCGATGACATGGCTGCGGTCTGTGGCGGCGGCATTTGTCGCGCTGATGATAGAGGCCAATGTCGCCATCCGTTTTCAGCTGGGCGAGCCGTGGTGGTGGATCATGGGCGATGGCCGTATCTGCCTGTATGATGATGCCGCCAAAGCGGCGCTGGGTGGCAATCCGGTGGTTATCACCGATATGCGCCAGTCGCTGAGCGCGGCGCAAAAATCGCTGCTGGATGCAGCGGGTGTGCTTCTGGCCAGCTCAACCGCCGCGCTGGTGCAGGCGGTGCGGACCGCTGCCGGATCGCAAAGCGCCGAAGCCTTGCTTCTCACCTTCCTGCCGACCGTGCTGGATCCAGCCATGCCAGAGGCGCGCCGTGCCAATCTGCCCGTGGGCTGGGCATCCCCCGCTTTTGATCGGTTGCAGGTGGAGGACTATGACTGGCTGACCAGCGGCGCAGATGCACACCGCCGCGCGGGCTATACCGCCATCAACACAAGGCTGAACTATCCCGCCGCCGCGCAGGATTATTTGGCCGGCTTTGTCCTTGCGCCAGAGCAGAAAGACCAATGGCGACTGATCGACGCGGGCATTGATGAAGCCCGCGCCCGTGCTGCCCATGAAGTCTTCATATGGGCGTCCCCCCAAATCTGCCGCGATGGTTATGTCCGGCTGCCGCAACCCTTGGAAGGCGATGATATGCTGGCTTTCGACGATGTTCCCTATCCGCTGGCACTGGGCCGCGATGCCACTGTTACGCCTGAGTTTTCAACCAGCGTTTCCGTAACCGCATCGGGCTATGAACGGCGCAACAGCCTGTGGTCCAACGCGCGGCTGCGCTTTGATATTGGGCCGGGCATTCGTTCAGAGGCCGAATTGGGCGTGCTGCTCGCCTTCTTCCGCGCCCGGCGCGGCGCGGCGCGGGGGTTTCGTCTGCGTGATCCGTCTGATTTCAGCTCAAACGCCATGGTCGGCACGCCGAGCAATGCCGATCAGATAATCGGCACCGGCAATGGCACCGCCGCCAGCTTCCCGCTGGTGAAGCGCTATGGCGAGGGTGCCGCCGTGCAACTGCGCCGCATCACCCGCCCGCGCGCAGATTCGCTGCTGGTCAGCGTAAACGGAACCCCAGTGACTACAGGCTGGTCGTTGGGCGCAGGGGGCATCCTAACCTTCACCACCCCGCCCGCCGTCAATGCCGTGATCCGCGCCGGTTTCCTGTTCGATGTGCCGGTGCGCTTTGCCGACGACAAGCTGGAAATCTCTGGCGCGGCCTTTGCCGCCGGTGAGGCACCCAGCGTGCCGATCATCGAAATCCGCGAGGCAGCATGAGCAGGATCTGGTTCTCAGAAAACCTTGAAACCGTGGCAACCTTCTGGCGGGTGCTGCGGCGTGATGGGGTGACGCTGGGCTTTACCACCCATGACCATGATCTGTGGTTCGATGGCATCCTGCACCGCGCCACCCCCGGCATGGTCCCCTCCGCCATCCGCCGGTCTGCCGATTTTGAGCCTGACAGCGCGGAGGTGCAGGGCGCGCTAAGCCACGATTCAATCTCTGCGGAAGAGCTTGCCGCCGGGCGCTTTGATGGCGCGCGGGTGTTGATCGGGCTGGCTGATTGGGAGTCGGGCGAGCGTCAATTGCTCTATCGCGGTGCCATTGGCACAGTGTCTGAGGAAGCAGGCAAGTTCACCGCCGAACTGCAATCGCGCAAGGCTGAACTCCAGCTTGATCCGATCCCGCGCACCAGCCCCAGCTGCCGCGCTGCCTTCTGCGGCCCCGGCTGCGCACTTTCCCCTGCACGGTTCAGCCATGAGGCCCTGCTGGTGTCGCATGATCCGCTGGCCGGAACCGTGGTGGTCAATTGCGCGGCGAATAATACCCAGCTGGTCAGCGGCACCTTGCGCTGGATTGATGGTCCCCATGCCGGGATCGCCATGGGCATATTGGCACAGGCAGGCGGCGCGCTGGTTCTGGATACGCCTATAGACAGCCAGTTACCTTCGGGCCTCCGCGCCATTGTCCGCCAGGGCTGCGACCGCACGCTGGAAAGCTGCGCCACGCGCTTTGCCAATGCGATCAATTTTCAGGGCGAGCCTTTCCTGCCCGGCAATGATCTGATCGCCCGCTATCCCTCGCCAGTGCAATGAGGTGTGAGGCGGGGGGTGGCGATGCTCTGGCCGCTGCGGCGCTGGCGCTGATCGGCACGCCGTTTCGCCTGCATGGCCGCGATCCTGCAACCGGGCTTGATTGCGTTGGCCTTGTCTCTGCCGCGCTGGCTGCGATCGGACGGCCCATGGCGCTGCCCAATGGTTATCGCCTGCGCGCGCGCGATGTGTCTGCACTGGTGGATGCGGTGGAGCTTTCGGGTGCCGCTGCGGCGCTTGGCCCGACCGCGCGGGGCGATGTTGCGGTGGTGCGGCTTGGTCCTTGCCAGTTTCACATGCTGATCACGCTTGGCAGCACAGGCTTTGTCCATGCCCATGCCGGTCTGAAATGCGTGGTGGCCAGTGATGGCCCTATCGATTGGCCGATCATCTATCGTTGGCGGCTGATTGATCAACGCAATTAATTTCAAGGAATTATCATGGCAACTTTGCTTTTCTCTGCGCTCGGCACGCTGTTCGGCGGCCCGTTGGGCGGAGCCATCGGCGCTTTGGTTGGCCAGCAAGTCGATCATGCCATCATCGGCAGCCCGAAGCGCGAAGGGCCACGGCTGAAAGAACTGTCGGTTACAACATCCAGCTATGGCAGCACGCTTCCCCGCCATTTCGGGCAAATGCGCGTGGCCGGTTCGATCATCTGGGCAACTGACCTTGTTGAACACCGCGACAAGCAAGGTGGCGGCAAGGGCAAGCCATCGACCACGACATACAGCTTCACCGCTTCCTTTGCTGTCGCATTGGGCAGCCGACCAGTGCAAAATATCGGGCGTATCTGGGCAGACGGCAATCTGCTGCGCGGCGCGGCGGGTGATCTGAAGGCAAGCGGCAGTTTTCGTCTGCATAATGGTACGCGCGATCAGGCCGCCGATCCGTTAATCGCCGCTGCTGAAGGTGCCGCGCGCTGCCCGGCGTTTCGCGGGCTGGCCTATGTTGTGTTCGAAGACCTTGAACTGGGCAATTTCGGCAACCGCATCCCGGCGCTGACCTTCGAAGTGATGGCCGATAACGGCACCTTGTCGCTGGCAACCTTGTTCGATGATGTGCTGGGCGATGTCGATGCAGATCTGCCGCTTCCCGGTATTCTCGGCCTGTCGTGCGAAGGGGCGCTGGCAGAAACGCTGTCGCTGCTTGATCCGGTGTTCCCGATGGATTGTGATGCCAGTGGTGATCGCCTGGTGCTGGCCCGCGAACGCCTGCAAACATCCGCCATCGCGCTGCCCGAAGCCGCCACGGCCAAAGGTGATGGCGATTTCGGTGGCGGCGCGGGCTATTCGCGCAAACGCAGCCCTGTCACTACCAATCCGCCGGAAATCCTACGCTATTACGATGTTGATCGTGACTATCAGCTGGGCCTGCAACGCGCGCTGGGCAGGCCATCGCCGGGGCAGCCGCGCAGTATCGAGCTGCCAGCCGCGATGGCCGCCCCCGATGCGCGCCGACTGGCTGATAGTGCCGCCCGCCGCGCCAGCTGGTCACGCCAGACGCTATCATGGCGCTGCTGCCAGCTTGATCCCAATGTAGCGCCGGGCGCGATTGTTACCGCTCCCGGCTTGGCAGGAAAATGGCGCGTATCCGGCTGGGAATGGCGCGATAGCGGTGTGGAACTTTCCCTGCTGCGCCTGGGGCCAGAGGTTTCCACTGATGTATCTGCTGAATCCGGCCGGGCCAATCTGCCGATAGACGCCGCCATCGGGTTGACGCAGATCGCCGCTTTCGAACTGCCCTGGGATGGCGGCGGCACGGGCGATACACCTGCCATCTTCGCGGCAGTATCCTCAGCCTCTGCCGGCTGGAGCGGCGCGGCGTTGTTTGCCGATCAGGGTGACGGCGGCCTTGTGCCGCTTGGTGCCAGCGGCCGGGCGCGCAGTATCATCGGGCAGACCGTAAGCATTCTTCCCGTGGCATCACCGATGCTGTTTGATCGATCCGCCAGCGTCATAGTCGAACTGCTCGGCGAAGATATGGCGCTGACCGATGCCACACCGCGCCAACTCGCCATGGGTGCCAACCGGGCCTTGCTTGGCGGTGAGATCATCCAGTTTGGCAAAGCCGTGCCGCAGGGCAATCGCCAGTGGCGGTTAGAGACGCTGCTGCGGGGGCGCGGCGGAAGCGAAAGTGCGATTGCCGATCACCTTATGGGTGAGGATTTTGTCTTGCTTGATGGCACGCCTGTTCCGCTCGATTCGGCGCTGATCGGTGCTGCGCCCGGTGCCCTTATCGCCGCTGTTGGCCTGGGTGACGAAACGGCCACGACATCGCCCATCGCCTGCCGTGGCGCAACCTTGCGGCCATTGACCCCGGTTCATCCCAGCGTTCAGCCTGCATCTGGCGGCGGAATTAGCCTCGGCTGGACACGCCGTTCGCGCGGGTTCTGGTCATGGTCAGACGGGGTTGATGCCCCCTTGCATGAACAAGCGGAATCTTATGAGGTAAGTTATGGGCCGGTGGCAGCACCGCTGGCGCGCTGGGAAGTCAGCGATCCGCAACTTGTGCTCAGCGCCGCAATTGTGGCCGGATTGCCCGCTGGCGAAGTGTTCAGGGTGCGCCAGCGGGGCAGTTATGCGCTGTCCGATCCTCTCGTCCTCGCCTAA